TGGGAAGAGTTGTGAGCATACGGGCAGAAAAAGACCCGAAAATTATTAAGAATTTTACAAAAGAGCAAAAGAAGATTCGTAATGACTGGATTATAAGAAGAAATAAAAAGTTAATGAAAAATCCAAAAGCGTATAACGAATATTGGAATAATTTCCAAAAATGGGCTAAAGCTGCTTTCTCAAAGTAGAGAGCAGCTTTTTTAATGCCAGAAAGGAGATAATATGTCAGATGTAGTAGGTCAGATAGCTCTGGAACTTGGCATAGACAGTTCGCAGATAGTTAACCAGCTTACAGGTGCTTCTAATAAAGCATCTAAACAAGCAACATCCATATTCTCCGGTATGGGAAAGAAGATAGCTGGGGCTTTAAGCATTGCAGCATTGGCTAAATTCACAAAAGATTGCATAGAAGTCGGTTCTAATGTAACAGAAGTACAGAATGTTGTAGATACGGCATTTAAGGATCTTGCGGGTTCGGCAGATGAATGGGCTTCTAATGCCATGACGAACTTCGGATTGTCGGAATTGTCAGCCAAAAAGTACATGGGTGTATTTGGTCAGATGAGTAACGCTATGGGTATTACCGGACAAGCAGCACTTGATATGGCTGAAAATGTTACTGGATTAACTGGTGATGTTGCATCATTTTACAATCTTAGTACGGATGAAGCATATACAAAGCTGAAATCTATCTGGACAGGTGAAACGGAAACACTCAAGGACTTAGGTGTTGTCATGACTCAGACGAACTTAGACCAGTATGCTCTTAATAACGGTTTTGGTAAGACTACCGCCAAAATGACAGAGCAGGAAAAAGTAATGCTGCGTTTTCAGTATGTTACGAGTGCTTTATCCAATGCCACAGGAGACTTTGCTAAGACACAGGATTCCTGGGCGAACCAGACAAGAATATTATCGTTAAGATTTGAGCAGTTAAAGGCTTCTCTTGGTAAAGGGTTTATAGCATTGTTTACACCTATCTTGCGAGGCTTTAACAGCTTGTTGGCAGGATTACAGAAGGTTGCCGATGGTTTTGCAAACTTTGTGCAAATGCTTACAGGAGCAGATGTATCAACTTCTATGGGTTCGATAAGTTCGGATATAGCCGGTATAGGAGATGATGCATCTAGTGCGGCGGATAATGTAGGTGATATAGGAAGTGCAGCCAAGAAGACAGCTAAAGATATAGAGAGGTCACTTGCAGGCTTCGACCAGATAAATAAGCTTACAGAGCCAACAGATGATAGTTCTGATTCAAGCAGTAGTACAATCGGAAGCGTTGACCTTGTACCAGATGTGAGTGGAAGTACATCTAATGTTTCTAGTGCAATATCTGATATGGCAGATAAAGTCAAGAAAGCATTAGAGCCACTTAAAGCAATATCCTTTGATAATCTGATAACATCTCTTGATAACCTTAAGAAAGCTGCACAACCATTAACAGATAAGTTGTTCGCTGGATTGGAATGGGCTTATTACAATATATTTGTTCCTTTGGCTAAGTGGACTATAGAAGATTTGCTTCCGGCATTTCTTGATGTATTAGCAGGCTGTTTAGATGTACTGAATAGTGCGTTAGATGCATTGAAGCCATTGTGGATGTGGGCTTGGGATAATTTCCTTGAGCCTGTGGCGAGTTGGACTGGTGGAGTGATTGTTGATGTTCTGAAAGGATTGGCATCTGCATTAGAGGATATATCTGATTGGATAAAGGATAATCAAGGTCCATTTGATGCAATCGTAGTTACTATAGGAGCATTTGCAGCAGCTTGGAAAGCGGTAGATTTAGCAGAATTTCTTATGAATGCTGGCGGTGTTGTTGGGATTATAAATAAGCTGAAAAAGGCAATAGAAGCGTGCACGATAGCAAAGCTTAAAGATAAGATAGAAACTATTCAGTTATGTGCTATGTATGCAAAGGATTTTGTTAAAAGTGTAGGACAGACAATAGCAAAATTATCTTCATCTGCTGTAGCATGGGTAAGTGATACAGCCGTAAAAGTAGCAGATACAACCGCAACGGTAGCACATACAGCGGCAACATGGCTTGCAACAGCAGCCACAACCGCATTTGGCGTTGCAATGACGGTTCTGACAAGTCCGATAACATTGGTTATTGCGGCATTGGTCGCATTAGGAGTTGGAATTTATGAACTTGTAAAACATTGGGATGTTGTGAAAGAAGCGGCCGGAATATGCTGGGATTGGATTGTTGGAAAATGGAACTCTGCCGGGGAGTGGTTCGCAGGTATTTGGGAAAATATAAGGTCAGCATTTTCTTCATTTGATAATTGGCTACAGAATATTTTTAACATAGATTTTTCAGATAGCTTCGGCTTTATAGGCGATATAATGAATGCTTATTTGCAAAATGTTTCTAATATATTTGGTGACGTAAAGCAGATATTTGGTGGATTGATTGACTTTATTGCTGGGGTATTTTCAGGTGACTGGTCAAGAGCCTGGAATGGTATTGTGGATGCCTTTGGTGGAATATTCTCTTTAATTGCAGACATAGCCAAAGGACCTATTAATATGGTAATCGGACTTATAAATGGTATGCTTGATGGATTAGAAAGTGGTATTAACTGGATAGTCCGTAAGATAAATGGATTAAGCTTTGATGTACCTGACTGGGTACCGGTTATAGGTGGTGACCATTTCGGGTTTGATTTACCGGAAGTTGGATTTGGCAGTATCCCATACCTTGCAGAAGGTGGATATGTAAAGCCAAACACTCCACAGCTTGCCATGATTGGCGATAACAAACATCAGGGTGAAGTTGTTGCACCTGAGGATAAATTGCTTGAAATGGCACAAAAGGCAGCAGATATGGCTTCAAGTGCCGAACTTTTGGCAGAGGCTATAAGTATTCTTAAACAGATACTTAGGATTCTTGAAACATTGGATCTTGATATACAGCTTGACGGGAAGAGCCTTAAAAAGTATGTGGTAGATAAGATTAACGAGCATACAAAAGCAACAGGGAAATGTGAGATTATAACATAAGGATGTGATGAATTGATACTTGAGTGTGATGGACAGGAGCTTCCGGCTCCTGTCTCCCTCAAAGTGGATGATGAGATATTATGGTCTTCCGCTACAGGACGTACACTTGACGGCACAATGCTGGGAGATGTTGTTGCTGAGAAGAAGACCTTGTCTGTTAATTGGGGAATATTGCAGGAATCAGAGCTTATGATAATAAAAAATAAGCTGATTGCCGGATTTTTCCCGATAACATTCCATGATGACGGGCAGGACATAACAATACCAACTTATAGGGGAACACTTAGTAAAGAGCAGATAGGCAGACTTGACGACGGTATATTTTATTACAGAAGTGCAAGTGTTCAGATTATACAGCAGTAATATAGGAAAGGAATCAGAAAATGAAACAGACAATGAGAATTAAAACGGTATACGAGAAATTAAGTCAATTGCATGAGATAAATAAACATTTTCCGGTAAAATTAAGCTATGCGATTGCAAAAAACATAAAAACATTAGCGTCAGAGGCACAAAATGCAGACGAATTAAGAGCAAAAATTTTAAAAGACAGATGTTTAAAAGATGATGAGGGAAGACCGGTTGTAAAAGATGGGGCTTATCAGTTTGATTCTGATGAAATCAAGGAAAATACAATTAAAGAAATTGGTGAGATTAATGATACAGAGGTTGAGATTGAACTCATGCCATTGTCGCTTGAATTGATTGAAACATGTGACAGTGGGGACTATGACAGTATTTCTTTAAAAGAAATGGAGACGCTTGAATTTATGATACAGGAGTAATGTATGTATAGTGAAGTTTCAGAAGAATTTATAAATACAATAAGAAGTCCTTCAAGAACATTTAATGCACGATTAAAGATTAACGGCAAATGGTATAGCACCGGGTTAAAAAAGATGACATATGAGAATTCTTCAAGCAGTGAAGAGTCATTACAACTCGGTTCGGCAGTTTCGGCTAAAATAGAGCTTACAGTTGCAAAGATAGACGAGCTTTTTGAAAATACAGAGATTTCGGTAGAAATCGGATTAAAACTGCAAGGTGGTGCATATGAATATGTTCCGGTTGGAATATTTACGGCAGAGCATCCTACGAATGATGAAAATTCAACGACATTTACAGCATACGACAGAATGATAAAAACAACAGGGATATACATATCAGATTTATCATATCCTGCGAAAGCAAAAGATGTATTGAATGAAATTAGTGTTCAGTGCGGGGTTCTGATAGATACATCAGGTATTGATGTTGTTATTGAAAAAAGACCTGAAGGTTATACATGCCGCGAGATGATAGGTTATATAGCTTCACTTGTCGGAGGCTTTGCTTGTGTGAACAGAATAGGAACTATAATTATAAAATGGTATGAGCAAACAGATTTCAAACTTGATTTATCACGAATCATGGCATTTGAAAAAACAGAGAGCAATTATCATTTAGATTATTTAACAGCCAATATAGACAATTCAAATTCATACACAGCAGGAGGCGGAACGCTCGGCGTAACATTTGATAATCCATTTATGACATCTTCAGGCCTTGAAGATGTATATAATAAAATAAAAGGATTTACATATAGAGAAGTTGAGTTAAAAGCACCTGCAGATATACGACTAGATGTATGGGATATTATAACGGCAGCAGTTAATGGCGTTGAGTATAGTGTGCCAGTTATGAATATAGTATATGAGTATGACGGCGGAATGTCTATGACTGTAAAATCATTCGGAAAAACAGAAGTTGAGACAAGCACAGATTTCAAAGGTCCGACATCAAAAGCAGTTGAAAGAATGTATTCGGAACTTATTACAACAAAAGAACTTGTTGCTAAAAAAGTAGATGCTGAATGGGTAAAAGCGAATACAGTTACATCTGAGAAGGTAATTTCAATAGAGGCTGATATATTAAGCATAAAAAATAATTATTTGCAGACAAATGAAGCTGATATAAAATACGCAACAATCGAGAAGCTTGACGGTGTAGAAGGAAAGTTTGAAGATTTTTATGCAAAAGTTTTTGAATCCGCCGTATCAAAAATTAATGACTTAACCGTCGAAGTAGAAAAGGTAAATACTATAATGTTCGGCTCTGCATCAGGTGGAAGCCTTACAACGGAGTTTAGCAACAGCATTGTAGCAAATATCGGTGATGCACAGATAAAATCAGCAATGATAGAAAGTATAGCCGCAGATAAGATTACAAGTGGGAAAATTTATACAAACCTCGTTGAAATTTTAAGCGAAAGTGGAAATCTTGATATAACTGACAATACGATACAGATAAAAGATGATAATAAAGTTACAAGAGTTCAAATAGGTAAAGATGCCAATTTTGACTACAATATGTACGTTTGGGATAATTTCGGAAATCTGATGTTTGACGCTTTGGGTTTAACTGAAAACGGCGTAAAACGCGAGATTATCCGTAACGACATGATAAAGGAAGATGCAAATATCGCGGCAAGTAAGCTGGATATAGAAAGCCTTTTTAACGTTATTAACGAAGATGGAAGCCACACGCTGAAAAGTAGTAAGATTTATGTTGATGCGAACAAGCAGACGCTTGATGTTGCGTTTAAAGACATGACTACGAATGTTACGAATTTGCAGAATGCAGTGACAACGCAGGGAACACAGCTCACTGCTGTGCAGGGGCAGATAAGCTCTAAGGTTTGGCAGCAGGATATAACAACGGCTGTGAATGATTTGCAAATTGGCGGAAGAAATCTTTTGTTAAATACAGCAAGTTTGACAAAATGGCATAAAGAAAACAATATTACCGTAACTAAAGATTCTAATGATTACTTTAAAATATCTACAACTAATACAAGTAGTTGGTGGAGTGCATACTGGTGGATATCATCTGATAAAAGTGAACAAACATACACTCTTTCTGGTTATAATAAAAAGGGAACAAAGACCGGACATGTTGTTGTCAGATATTATAAAGGCGGAACTAATAATATTATTACACAGAAAGATGTGTCTGAAGGATACTTTACAATCAAATTTACGGTACCATCTGGAGCTGAAACAATAACAGTATATCTCGGATTACAACCAACGGCAAGCGGAGATTATACGTACTTCAAATTGCCAAAACTCGAACTCGGCAACAAAGCCACAGACTGGACACCAGCCCCCGAAGACATATACAGTGATATATCATCTGTAGATACAAAAGTCACGATAGTGAGCAATCAGTACACGACTTTAAATCAGTCACTTACAAGTCTTACTGCAACAGTAAACAGCAATACAACAAAGATAAGCGAAAAAGCAGACGGAAGCACAGTTACAGCTTTACAGGCGAATGTTACAGCTTTGACAGCAGATTTAAGCGGATTTAAAACAAGCGTGAGTAATACATATGCAACTAAAACAAGTTTGTCAGATTATGCAATGGTAACTGCCATGAACTCTGCAATAACTCAATCTGCCAGTTCAATTTTAACAACTGTAAGCTCTAATTATGCAACAAAAGCGAGCTTGGAATTGAAAGTTGACAAAGACAAGCTGATAAGCGAAATTAATGCAAGTGCAGATGTTATAACGCTTAAATCGAACCGATTTGTATTAGACAGCACTAATGCGAAGATTGCAGCAGATGGAAAAGTTAAATTTACAGGAGGAACAATTGGCGGTTGGAATATCACGAATACTGCACTTTACTCAGATTACGACAAATATAGAAGTTATATACAAACAGCAAAAAATGATGATACCTGGATTTACTCAACGCAAATTAAGGTAGATAATACCTACTATGGCACCTGGTATGTAGGAGCTAATGGTATGATGCACGCTGGAAGCGTTGCACTAAATGGGGCTTATAATTTACAAAGTAAAAGCAAAGGTATTAGTTTTTATGATACTGTACACCTGTATAATAATGAGCCTAATGCTTTATTTTACTTGGATAGCACTATTATTACAAAACCAGATGACCCTAACTATAAAAAATGGGTAGCAGAGCTTACAATAGATACTTTAGATGCTTTTTCTATATTATATAGCACAGATTCATCAAATCCCGTCTATTCAAGTTTTGTACTAACAATAGATGCAATAGAAAAAAATGGAATCTTACAACCTTACATAAAACCAGAGGCTTACTTTTTAGTAGATTATACAGGAACAGGTTCTCCTCTACAATTGACTAATACGGATATGATGAATTACGCCAATTGTGAACTTTCGCTCTGGGGTACTGGCAAAGTTAAATATAATTGGCATGTAGATGGAACGATATATGGAAATGTCTCAAGCGATTCAGATAGAAACGTCAAGAAAGATATTCAAGCTCTTGATATTGAATATTCGGCACAATTTATTTACAGTTTAATTCCGTCAGAATTTAGA